CAAATTAGATGATGATGATAAATAGTTAGTATAAATTGCCATTGAAAATAAACCAGTAGAAGGAGAATATTGAAGCTGTGGTGGTTTAAAATTAGAATCTGCGATTAGTGTTGCTGTTGTAAGAGTTGATTGTAAAGTAAATGATGATGGTGCTCCATTACCAGTACTAACATAGAAAAAACCAGTATCTGCTGTTCTATAATAAGTTCCAGATGTTGATGTGGATGGTAAATTACTATAAGTAGAAACTGTTTGTTCTGATGGAGCAACAGCAGACCAAGCATTACCATATTGATAAGGTAGAGTTCCTAATGGAAAATAAGTATTAGGTGCTACTGTAGTATTAAATAAAGAAGTTACTTCAGTATTTATCATATCAAGCCATTGTTGATATTCATATACATAATAATAACTTCCACGAATATCTTGTGATGTAGTAGGTGAGTTTGGTTTATTTACTTTATAAGTTGAATAAGCATTAGCTGATGGAGAAACGAAAGGAATATAACAATAAGCATACGCATTTGAAAGAGAAACAGTTTGACCACCATAAGTATATGATGTTCCAGAAGGTAATGTGCTACCTATTGAATAATTAGTTAAATTAATATCAGTTTGACCTAATTGAACTGAAGGAATAAATAATGGTAAATTTTTATTAGCACCATTCAATGTAAACCGAATAATAGAGAAATCAAATTTACTAATATCTTTTATAAGAGCTGTAGAACGAGTTTCAATAAATCTAACTGGAGGATCTTGTCCTAATCCATTCGGAACTGTATTATTGTCGTTGATAATAGTAGCATTATAATAAAGGATATCTGGATCTGTTTTGTCCCCTTCATAACTAATATCTGAACGATACATTCTATATATTTACTATCTATTTTTTTATTATAGAATATGTTATCGCAGTAACAAAATCATCTGGATTCATGCCAGATTTTTCTATCATATTCGCATATTGTGGTAATGATAAATCTTTAAAAAGTAATCTAACAGATGAATGACGACCACAAGTAGAAATATTATCACCATCTCCTTGAAAATGATGCTTATTATAGACTATAGGAAGACCACTTTCTCGTAAAAGTTTAGAAAGATAAGGTGCTTGTTCATCTAATTCATCTCGTTTTGATTTAGAAATCCAATTGAGTTCAGTATCTGGAAATTCTCCGTAAGGGTCAAAAAATTCTATTTGATTGGGTCTTCGTATTAAACAAGTCCAATGACCACTATTTCCAGATTCCGTTAAATAAAGCATTACTGCTCTACCTTCATCATCAAATACTTCATCTATATCTTTCACTTGCTTCAAATAGGGGTAAGTGAAAATATGTGTATTTGGAAGTATTTTAGAAATATCATCATCGCCTAATGCGTAATCTTCACTCATCTTATGTATTATGAAGAATTTAGAAAAGGTGTTTGTTTTGGCGGAGTTTGTGTTTTATCAATATCAATAGATGCTTCATATTTCTTACCACAGCAAGAAGAACGAATATGTCTATGATTTATAGCACTAATAATTAAACCAGTAATGCTTATTCCAATAGATAAATAAGAAATAACACTACTATCCATTTACTCAATATTTAGATTTTATTGAACAGCTAATGCTTGAATATTTGTTTGAACCGTAGAAGCATACACATTTGCCATACCATTCAATGCCGTTATTTTATCTGTAAGAACCATTTTGTAAGCAGATTTTAATGTAGGATCTGAAGTATTATTATAATCTGTCACCAGTTTCTTATAATCTGCGACAGCATTTAGAAGTGGTTGAGGAAAGTTAAAAACTTGCTTATTATTAGCAGAGGCCATTCTATATTATTAAATTAGAATAAAAAATTAATTATTTTGAGGAGTTATAGTAGCATTTACATTATTAAAATTAAAACCATAATCAGCACCAGTATTATATCCATTGACAAATATTACTTCTATAGATATACGAGTACAGAATCCATTTCCATCTACATAACCAGTGTTTATAACTTCTGTAAAAGAACAAGAAATTGGATAAGAGCCTCCAAATATAGTTGAACAATATAATTGTAGAGTTGTTGTTAATGGAACAATTCCTTCTACATCATTAGAATAATAAAAAATAACATTGAATCCTAAAGTAATCATATCTGGAGCAATACCACCAACAATTGGTGATTCTTGAGCACTTGGTTCTACACTTCCATTAATAGAAATATTTACTATAACATTATTTTTTACATATATATTTTGAGGTGGTATAGCATCTATGTTATTTATTAAAACTGGACAAGCTGTTTGATTTATTGTGGTAGGTGCTAAAACACCATTAAAAGAAAATGGATTTAAACCAGTTATTAAACAATCAATATTACCACTGCTTACGAGACCATGAAGATTACCTAAATTATCACAATATAAAATACACGCTGAAGAATTTGCTGGATTTGTTAATACAAAACCTCCATCAGTAGCATCTGGAGCAATTACCCATATTCTATTATAAACACCAGTTGTGACATTTTGATTAAGTAGATAAACATCACAATTACCACCAGATGTTGATGAACCATTATATGCTATTTGAAATATTGAATTAGTTTGAACTTCTCCACCCATTTCAGATTGTAAAGATGCTTGTAATACATTTAGATTTGGAATAAAAGAACCATCTGTTGTATTTGTCATAGAAATAACAGTAGGTGTTACATCTGTAGAACCATTATATAGTAATTGACTTACTGTTGTATTAGGAGTCAATTGATAATCAATAGGTGAACCATAATTATCTACAACTGCGTGTAGATTTCCATCAACATCTGGATATAATCTACAAGCATTAGTAGAATTATCTAATTTTATTCCACCACCAGTAGTTGATGTTTGAAATGTAAATGGTAAAAAATTATCATCTTGGTCTTGAAAAATAAATTTTAAAGATGGTTGAACTGTGTCAGATGCTCCTTTTTGGTCAAGAGTAAATAATTCATTATTTCCAGTTATAGTATTTTGAGTGAATATATTTAATATTCTTATATACGATTGAGAACCACTATCTGTGGATTCATTTACAGCATTAATAACAGTAGGAAAAGAATAATTAGTATCACTGACTATATTTGTTGCTGTTGTAGAAGTTGGAGTCAATTGATAATCAATAGGCGACCCATTATAACTGACTTTTGCGTGTAAATCACCATTAGCATCTGGATATAAAATACAATTATTAACAGCATTTTTTAGTACTAAACCACCACTATCATCTTCAGCAGTTAAAAAAATAATTGGTAAATAAATATGATTAGCTTCATCATAAAAAGAAAAAGTAACTGATGGAGATAAAGATGTTGAATTGCGAGAACCTTTTTGAATAATCCTAAATACAGAAACAGTTCCATCATTAGTATTTATAGTATTTATATCGCATAATTCTATAATTGGTTGAAATGAACCATCGGATATTTTTTGGGCACTAATAAGATTAACAACACTTGAATCAGTAGTATCATTAACTATATTTGTTGCTGTTCCACCACCACCAGAAGGAGGAGTCAATTGATAATCTGTTGTATCATTTACAACTGCGTGTAGATTTCCATCAGTATCTGAATATAAATTTGTAAAATGAAGTTGATCAGCATTATATAAAATAAAATTCCCTCCAGCTATATATGTTGTATTATTAGTTAATATTAAATTACCAGTACCGGATATTTCAGTACTACCATCATTATACAAAAGAATATCAGCTGATCCACTGGCTCCAATCCTAACAGCTCCATCATTTTGAAGATGAATATAATTATCATGAGCTGTAGATAATTCAATACAATTAGAATCCATATTAATTATTGAAGCATTTGAATCAGTATTATGAGCATTGATTTGAACACCACCATTTCCATCAGTATTTAACAAAATAGAACTAACATCATTTTGTTTTATTATTAATTCATCATTTGTTAAATTTTCAATCAAATTAGATTTTATTGCTGTTGTAGCAGTAAGAATATTAGTATCTACTTCATTATTTACTAATGGATCAATAACGCTTATAGTCGGAGTAGCACCACTTGGATTTAGCACACTAATATTAGAACCACCATATATATATGATATACCACCACTACCACCATTTGTAAAATTTAATGCTTTTTTTACTGTATCATCTATTAAGTCATTAAAAGACATACTATACTATATTATAATAAGATTTTTATTATATATATAGATTTGGGGGTGATGGGTATGATAGGGGTCATAACTGAAAACTCTCTATCGTAAAGGCTTCTTGTTAGAAAAGATTCAATTATGACCCCCATCATACCCATCACCCCACTATCTTTTCATTATATAGAAGAAGTCATAGAAGGAGTCATAGAAGGTGTCATACTTGAAGTTAAAAGCAAAAGAAGGATTAGAGTTAGCATTATAATACATTCTATTATTTTATTTTATAATAATTCTGGCTTCGTGCCGAGTGAGCATATAATTTGGAACATCACAATGTAATAATACCCATTCATTCTCACCTTTTGTATCTTCTATTAATTTACTAATAAATTTAGAATTATAACCTAATTTATCAGTTAATAAATAATTTAATGCTTGTGGAGTAGCATATTTAGGAAATATAACATAATCAGTTGCTTCATTGATAATAAGAGAAGTTTTTTTGCCATCAGAGTTTTTATGAGTAGCAAAAATAAGACTAACTTCACTCGCACGACCTAATGATACAATTTCATCAATTAAATGAAATACAGCTTTTTCTTGCTGTCCTTTAAAAGTATCTACATCATCAGCAATAATTAATGATTTTGCTATTTCTTTTATATCTTCAATAGGTTCATCAATTAATTCTTCAGCATCTAATCGTTTAAGATGTAGTTTATCTAATACTGGATCTTCAGATTTGCGACTAATTAATGCCATAGGTCTATTACGAAACATTTTCTTATAATTAGATGCTATATTGCTACTGACAGTGGATTTACCAGCACCAGATTTAGCATATACATACCAACAAGAACGCTTTTTTGGATTTGGAATAATTTCAAATTCGCTGTCGGAAGGAAGTCGTATACAAATAGGTTTTGTATTGCGATATTTTGTTTCCACAAAATTAGGTTCTTCAAGATGATATTCAATATCATCTGGTAAATCAATATCATCTTCTTCACGATTCAAATATAAAAAATGTCCATCCGCTTTGCCACCTTTTACAACTGCTATAGGAATAGCATCTTTGCTTCTCTCTATAAATGATAAATAATTTGGCATTCTATTCTATATTCTACTATTATTTTATATTTTTTTACGAAAATATCTATGGTAAAAATGTTTTTGGAATTGGTATTAATGAATTATCTTCTAATGCCATATAAGTATAATGACTTAATAATTTATTCATATATTCTCTTGCTGTTCTAACTAATCGTAGAAATTGGGCATTATTTTCAGTATAATTTTGAGGATTTTTTAATTTATGAAGTAATGATGATACTTTTTTCTCTTGTTCTAAATAATTTGGTAGCGTAATATTAGATAATCTATTTATAAATTGGTCTATTTCAAATGATATTTTCTCTTTTGGAAGAGTATTATAATTTTCTATCATAAATTCTAATGTTCCTAAATCTCCATATACTGAATATAATCTTCCTAAATCTGAATTAAATAAATTATTTAATATTTTTATAGTATTATTATATCCCATAGCACGACTCAAAGCAAACATTCGTTTTGCCATTTTAAAATAATTATGTTCGTGATATAACTGATATATATTTTCTTTTAAAGAATAAATAATATCTGAAGGAGGTTCATTAATATTAGTACCAAATTTATCATAAAACGCATATATAATAGAGAAATCTGTAAAATGATTTCCATTTACCCAACGAATAGCATCTAATTTTGTAATTGTTGAAGATTTTAATGCTTCTACAATTGTATATTTTTTACCATTATGTAAAATTTTATATCCTTTTAGAATCTCTTTTGGTGTCCAACGAATAATATGAAATCGTAAATCTCTTTTAATTTCTAAAAATTCTAAAGTAGTTATATGATTTTTTACTAATGATAAAGAATGTTCATATTCTTTTGGTGATATATCTCTATTTTCTCGTAATCGTTTTAGATTTTCTCTTATTTCTTGTGGTTTATAATTATGAACGAATCCATTTTTTATAATAGTATCATCGCTAATAACTTTCCATTCTTCTATTGATCCTAATTTTATATCACCAATATAACATAATTTTAAATTCATTAATTTCTTTATAATATCTTGAAATTGTTTTGCTGTCGTATGAATATTTTTCACTTTAACATTTTCAATCATATCATAATCACCAGCATATATTTGAGATTTTAATGAAGCACTTCCTACTAACATAAGATGTTTTAATTTTGTAAAACTCAATGCTTCAAATGTTTCAAGCACATCTTCACTAAAATCTATTGGTATTATCTTTTTAGCAATAATATCCATATAATATAATGATAGATTTATTTATGGTAGATTTTGTAAATATTGTGCTATCTTTCTTACCAATATCTTCTTAATAGTTGATTGAGATGTTAGAGCAGATGGAGTATATTTAATAAAAGGATACCATTCAGCAACAATTTCACGAATAGCAGTATTTTCATCTTTTCCTTCATCCATAAGTTCTCGTTGTCTTTGAGTAATTTGTCTTTGTGTGATATAGGGTGGAGGCATATTTGGAACATGATCATCAAAATCTACTTCTACTTCTTCTTCTTCTTCTGTTTCTGGTTCTGCTATTTCTATTTCATCAATAATTTTTATCAATTTCTTTTCACCGATATGTTTCATGATAGCTTTTACACGAAGAGTTCTTTCTTTGAATGATGAATTTACAAATGGAACATATTCATCTATTACTGAACCAATCTTTCTTGCTACTTTGCTAAAGAAATCTCTCAACTGTGCTCCATCTGTAATATTATATAATGCGGTATTTTGTTGTGCTTGAGCTCCAGATTCATATGCTCGTGTTATTTGTTCTAAAATAGTTCTATATTGATTTAACTTTTTAATATTAGTATAATATGGTAGAGTGACATAAAATTGTATTGCCCAATTTTGAAGATTTTTTACAGTATTGCGATTTAATACTCCACTTTCCAATTCATCAATAATAGATTCAAATTTAAATTCAATATCATCTTTCTTTGCTTCAATTTCACTTATATTTGGTTCTTCTTGGAGAACAGCAGTTTCTTGTTTATTATCCAATGCTGTTAATTCTTTTCCTCTTTCCATTAGACGATTCTTAACCCATTTCGCACCATATTTTGTTGCTTGTGCTACACCATTATCTCCACCACCACCTCTTAGACTTACTAAAGCATTTGATGCTCCTAATTCTCGTTCTAATTCTATTATATCTTTATTAAGTTTTCTAATATAGCGTACTAAATCTATTCTTTTTGGATTATGTCTTAAAATACTGATTGCGTTTGAAAGATGTTCACGAAGTGTTTGTAGTTCCAATGCTTTCTTCTGATATTCATTAGAACCACCATATAGATTATCCCAATTACTTTTATTATGAGAAACACCAAATGGAGGTGTAGATAGTAATTGTGTTGGAATAATTCTATGTCTTGCTGTTCTATCATATATACGATTTGCCATAGTAGTATTTGCTACTTTCATTTGTGCTACTTTATCACCATCTTTACTCCAACCATATAAATCATCACCTTTGTCTACTTCATTCGCAAATGATACTTGCTTTCCAACATAACCATAACCTAATGAGCGGACTTTATCTGCTTCAGTAGGGAATGTTAATGAAACATTTCCTCTTGAACTACGATTCCAAGCCATATTATATTTAGAGTTTATATTATATTTTAATCAAAAATTAATGTTATTGGTGTATGACTTACAATTATTCCTTTCATTTTATCTTTCTTCTTGATATACTTTCTTTTTGGTTTTGTCGTAATTAAAGTTGTATCATTCTTTTTATCATTGAGTTTATCCATTTCTATATATTCTATAGATTCTATTTTTATATTTAGAACGAGTTGGGGGTAATGGGGTGGGGTGATGGGTATGATAGGGGTCATAATTGAAAACTCCTCTTCGTGGAACCTCCTTGTTAGAAAAGATTGGATTATGACCCCCATCATACCCATGACCCCACTATAATGAAAGAACATTTCATTCAATAAAGTCCGTGCTCTTTGACATATTTTGATGCCATAGGAAGAGATAGACCCTTTTCAGCCATTACCTTCTTAACAATTTGGGCACGAGCACGACGACCATCATGTGCTCCAGCCTTTGCTCGTTTATGCTTACCACCATCAGCACCACCAGAAAGTCCAGCACCCATATGGTGATATCCGCCTTCCATAGTATGATCTGGATTATAACCAACATCCATATCAATACCGCCAGTTAGACCAGCACCACGACGATGTTTACGACCATAACCAAGAGCCGAAAGACCAGCCTTTGCTACATTGCCGTAAGGAAGAGCACCAATAAAAGGTTTAGCAATTTTAGCCAATGGCTTTGCTACCATATCAAATCCGTGCTTAAAATCATCCCAAAAACCAGCACCTTCCATTGAATGATGCTTGTGATGACGACCACCATCAGCACCGCCACTTACACCAGTTCCAGCACAATGATGACATACCATATGATGAGCACCACCAGTTAGACCAGCTCCCATATGATGCTTGTGATGACGACCACCATCAGCACCACCAGTTAGACCAGCTCCCTTATGAAGCATATGGCGATGAGATTGTTTATGAAGAGCATTATAATGAGACATACCACCTTCAAGTGCTCGTTCTCTGGCAAGTTCTCCAGTCATTAGATGGGCTTCTGGGTCACGAGAGCCAATACCACCACCAGAAAGACCAGCACCACGACGATGTTTACGACCGCCAACAACACGAGAAAGATCAAATCCGTCCATTTTATATTATATATTTACATTTAAAATTTACACATTTAACATTTTAAAAATCTCATTTAACAATATAGAATGGAAGGTGAAGGAATGCCAAAAGGGAATAAAAAAGCTGGATATGTCGGATTACTTTTAGCAAAACATCATTTAAAAAAGAAACCAGCCGATTATGAAAATGGAACAAAAAAGAAAATAGCGAATAAGATTGTATATAATATGATATCTAAACCATCACAATATATAACAGATTTATATGCTCCAAAGAAGAAAGGAAGAAAAACAAAACCAGTTGCCGAAAGATCTACAAAAGGAAGATTCTTAAAAGGAGAAAGAGAAAAGTTAAATACTGAACAATTAGCACAACTACGAGAAAATGAAAAAGCAAGAGCCAAGAAATATAGAGAGAAAAAGAAATTAGAAGGAAAAGCAAAACCTTCTACTAGTGATTTTTTAACAGCATCAAAAGAAAGTTATAAAATTGTTCCAGATAAATCATTTAATGGATTTGATTTAATATATGCTACACCAACTATTCAAGGATGGCTCAATAAAAACACAAATACAATTTTAATTGGTGTTCGTGGTACTAAAAATTTAGATAAAACAGATTGGAGTGCTAATTTTGGTCTTCCATTTAATCGTTTAACAAAGAGCGATAGATATAAGAAAGATAAAGAAAGTGTTATGGCACTTATATCACAATTTAATCCACAGCAATATGAATATTATGTATCTGGTCATTCATTAGGTGGTGCTGTATCCAGTCAATTGAAACGAGATTTTCCTTTTATTAAAGGTATTGAAGAATATAATCCAGCATTTCAATCATCAGATATATTAAATCAACAAGGAGATACTATTATGCGTCATTATGTAGATAATGATCCATTGTATAGAGCTGGTGGATTTTTATTCAATCGCAAAGATGTTATAGCACCCAAAAAACAACTACCTCCTTTAGGTGCTGTTGGTGAAGTTTATAATGCGTTATCAGCACATAATTTAGATAATTTTGATTTGAAAGGTGGTGATATACATAGAGAAATACGATTATTAATTCACACAATACAAATGTATGAAGACAATTTAGAAGAATTAAAAGAAGAATTGAGAACTGAAACTGATAAAGAACAAAAGAGATTTCTTCGTAATGCTATTAATGTCATTAAAGAGCAACTATATAATGCTAAAAACCAGTTAGATAAACTAAGTCCACCACAATCAAGAGGAGGACGGAGAGCACCTCCACGACCATTAAATAGACGATTAATAGAACATTTACGAAATAGATTAGAACAAATAAGAAATGAGATAGATATGTTTAATCAAGAAATACAACGAACACACGACAATATTAATCATATGATGACTGGATTAAATAATATAAATACTAAAATAGAACGAGAACCAGATAATGAAATTTTAATAGGTAATAGACGAAGACTACTTCGTAATATTGAACTACAAGAAGAAGAATTACAAGGATTTCATGAAAATGTAGAACAGCTAAATAGTCAATATGAAGAAATTGATAATCAATTACAAAATGAATTACAAAATGAAAATGCTTTAGAAGGGGGTAGTAGAAATGCTGGTTATGTCAAGAAACTTTTAGCAATGGAACATCAATTAGATGTTGATATATTTGATCCATCAAAAGTATCAAACCCATCTGAATATATTAAAAAATATACTAAAAAAATAACAGCAAAACCAAAAGCAAAAATTACTGAAGAAGAAATGAAAAAATATAACGAACTAATGCGTAAAGGATTAATAAAATCTGTTGCTAAAAAGGGCATATCTTCATTAAGAGAAAAAATAGCAAAAAAGAAAATAGGAAAACCACCAGTATTTGAACCACGCAAGGAGATTGGAATTGGTCGCAAAAGAGCAATGTTAACGAATGCTCAAGATTTACAATTAAAGGAAATTCTTGCCCACTTTAATAATGGAATAAGATCAACTGAAAATAAAAAGAAAACTGATAAGGCAATTGATAAATTATTCAAAACAGCAAGAGATGAATATTTTAAGGAAGAAATGATGATGAATGATAAAAATCCAATACAATTGACTTTTTCATCTGAAGATCTTTCTAATAGATTAACGAATAAACTATATGGTACAACATTACCAACAGAACAAAAGCAAAAAAAGTCAGAAGAACTATTACCACTAAAAAAAGAGTTAATTCCAAAAAATACTCATTTAGAACCATATCAACAAGGTGTTTCAGAAGTTTCAAAACTTAGACCAGAAGAAATACCTTATGGATTTAAATGGTTAAAGGAAAAATATGGAAATTTATATCATACAGCACAAGAAAAAGCAAATTATATAAATAAAGAAGGTCGTCCTTCATTTACAGATAAGGAATTCAAGAAGTTCATTCATTTAGATTTTGATGATACAAACCAAATGAAGGATTTTTTCAAAGATATTTTAATGGCAGATACACAATTATATTTTTTATTATCAATAAATGCTAATAAATCAAAAGCACCATCATATACCTCTTCTTTCAGAGAATTTGAAAAATGGAAAAAGGGAAATTAAACACTAATAGGTCGTAAATATGTATGAGGGACATCAATAACATCTTCTATTTCAACTCGTCCATCTCGTTCTACTCGCATAGGTCTAATAGTGAAGTTTTTCCAAATATCTTTATCATAAGGTAGATAATATAGACCATCTGTATAATTCCATACATAAGTATGAAAAACATTAGGATCTTGTTTTCGTATTTTAGAAGCATTAACGATAGCCGTAGGATATTGATTATGAACTATGCGTCTACTTTTCAATTCAAACTTCTTCTTTTTGTTTTCATTCATAAAATCGTGTGCGTCATATTTACTAAATGTTTTAGTGAGATTCTCATTAAAGAATTTCTCTAAGATAGGCTTCATCTTTGTTTCATTCCAGATACCAAAGGTGAGGTCGGCTTGTAGTTTTGACATTTTCTAATTATAATGCCGAAGATATTTTTACCATTTTAACGAGGATTTTTAAGTTGCTGTAGAAACATCTTTAATATCACTTATAACTGCTGGTAATTGCGGAAGAGCCTTTACTGCTGATTGTAGTGCTTGTAAATCAGTCATTAGCTGTGGTAGATTTTTAAAACAATATTCAATTTTTGCTTCATATACTGCTAATTGAAGCATTGTTTGATGGCTACTACAAGATTGACCCATTTATATTCGTTATATAGATTATATTCATTATTATTTATTATTTGAAGAAATGTTCTTTCTTTATAGTGGGGTGATGGGTATGATGGGGGTCATAACTGAATCTTTTCTAACAAGGAGGCTCCACGAAGAGGACTTTTGACTTTTGACCCCTATCATACCCATCACCCCACTATAATGAAATATCTCGTCATTATATTATTTTATCAAAATAATTGAAATAGTGCTATAAAAAAATAATTGAAATAGTGCTATAAAAAAATAATTGAAATAGTGCTATAAAAAAATAATTGATAAAAAAATTACATAAAAAAATTACTAAAAAGTTATATTATTTTATCATCATCATCATCATCATCAATTAGTTTAGCATTGACAACACATTCTCGTCCTTTTCCTTTAGAACCTTCTTCCCATTCATAACCTTTAGACATTACTTTCTTTTTCAATCGTTCTACAAATCCTTTGATTCCTTGACCAAATGATAATTTTTCATCATTCCATATTCTTAATAATTCAGATTTTTTAATTTTGCTACCTTCTTCATATACTATTCTATTATCAATCCATCCACCTAATACATCTAATTCTTTTACTGCTTTAGTTTTGCTATTTTTCATACTTTCTGGTGTTGGATATTTTTGCCCTTTATCTTTGTATGTCATATATACATCCGCACCTTCTAATAGATATTTCAAAATACCTTCTTTATTTTCCATTAATCGTTTAATGAACAAAGGATCTTTCTTTTGAATTAAACCTTTTTCTTTGAGATGTTGTGGACATTTCTCATAATCATCTTCATTTTTAAAAGACACATTCATTTCTAAAATAGTCATTCGTCTATAAGATCCTTCATCTTCAAACTCTATTTCTGGAAGTTGGTTAAAAATAAATCCTATTTTTGATAATACTTTAAAAGTAATTTTACCTTTATATTTTGCTTGTGCGGATATTACAGAATCTCCACTGATATTCTTCATCATTTGATTATCAAACTCTACAACACCTTTCTTATTCTTAGATGGCTCACTAATCAAAGCAAAACGCTTACCATTCAATTGATATAAACCATCATTATTATCACCTTTGTTTTGAATATCAGTGCTATTTAATATTGCCATAAGTTTATTATGACCTAATATTGAGCCCATAATATCATTAAATAATGTAGATTTACCATTTGAAGCAGATTCACCCCAAACAAATAAAAGTTCTTGTAAATCAACATATCCAGTTAAACAATATCCTAAATAATATTGAACCCATTTCATAACATCAGTATCATTTTTAAACCAAGCTTTGAAAGCATTATGAATATCAATTGTATCTGCGTTGCTATTATATTCTATATCTAATTTGAAAGTAAAATAATGATTTCTATCATAAGAAACTAATTTCTTTTGTTTAAAATCCCATACACCATTTTTAAGATTCAAGCAATTTTCACTTAAATTCATAAATATAAAAGGATCTTCACCATTTTCACAACACATTGATGGTAAATATTTATTAATTAAATTATTAACTTTGAAACCATCGCATAATGACATAATACTCATGAAATGTTTTGTTTTCTTAAGATTTATTGCTATTTGTTCTTCACTATCTGCTAATGGTAATTCACCAATTAATTTCTGGATGATTGATTGAATACGAGAAGTGAAGATATTATTGATAGTTTTATCTTCCCATAATCCATTATTTTGATTATAAACATAAAATGTTTTTTGACTTTCACTATATAGAATATCTCCAGCCATTTCTATAGTAAATACTTCGCATAATTCATTAGAAGTCAATGGTTGAGTCAATAATAGTGTAGAGTATTGTGTTTTTTTGAGTTCAAAATATGCTTTAGGATTACATTTCTTTGCCCAATGTTTTAATGATCCTAAAGTTATACGATTTGTTGTAATTATCATTTTAGTCCACGCTTTCGCATTTTCTGCTATAATATGCTTCTTATTATAACGAGGACTTTTAGCACAAATATCTAAAAATAATTGTTTATATTGTTCTCCTTGTGTTTTCAAACATATTAGAAAACGAATCCAATTATCATATGATGATAAGAAATTATCATCTAATAAATTACATAAATCTTCAACTTCTTTATTATAAATATTTGATGTTATATTTGGATATTCTGGAGTTTCTTTTTCTTCTTCTACTTGTACTAACATATTACATCCTTCTGGAATATAAGTAATAAGACTATCAATAATTTCACCTTTTACCATTACTAAAGGTCTTTTTTCATTTGGTTTTGATGAGTTAATCATTCGCATTTTACGACCTTGATTATAAATACTCGTATCAAAATCTAAAATACGAATAAGATTATTCTCATTTTGTTTATCTACAAAAAACTCATTTAGTTTTTCAATAAATTGTTTATTAGTTTCATAAGTTGCTATACGATTTTTAATAACAAATCTCCATGATATTACTTTATATTGAAAAGATGATGATTTATATATAGCATAGTCATCATTAGTGTTATCAATTAAATTCATAACAAAATCTAAAGTCTCACACAAAGCTTTCCCATATAATTCATCTTGTTCATCAAATAGTTTTTTATCATATTGAACATTTTTAAAATCAATATCTCCATACACACGATTAATATCACGAGTGCGTTCATAACATTCAAAATTAGCATCTATATATTTTATAGCATCATTAACATTAAAGGATTTGAATTTACTATTGGAAGACATTAATCCTTCCGTAATTTCAATGACATTATTAGTGGAGGCGAGTTCCTTAGTGGATTCGGACATTTTCTTCTTCTAATATAATGACGAGACATTTCTTTAAACCGATAAACGCAAAAAAAATTGACCTCGCCGGAGACATTTTTACCATCTACATATTTACATTAAACAACTATTACGAGATTTTTACATTTATGACATATTTAATATCATAGATTTTTACTTATGCTATTTTTTTGTGTAATAAAAATATTTTTATTACTAAAAAATATGTATTATGTAAAAATATCTCATAATACATATTTACTTATATGTAAAAATCTTACAGCACATATTTACTTATATGTAAAAATGTGCGGTAATTGATATAATTTAAAATATATATATCAAGTATATGGACGAAACTTATTATTTTCACCAAACACCAAAGGATTTAGCGAAAGATTTAATAAATTTAACACCATTAATAGTTGGTGATACTGTTTTAGAGCCTTTTGCTGGTGAAAATGCTTTTTATGACAGCATACCACCAATGTGTCAAAAAATATGGAGCGAAATCACTCGTGGACGAGACTATAAGGATGTCAAAGATGACTATGATTGGGTTATTACAAATCCACCTTTCCGACTTGAAACTGGAACTAAACGAGTAAATAGTTTTTGGTTTCTTCTTGACTATTACAGCACACGAGCAAAGAAAGGAGTCGCATTTTTAGCAAATGATGGTTGCTTCTGTACACTCACTACACGAAGAATTGAAATATTAAAAAATAGAGGATGGACTATGACTAAAATAGTCGTATGTAGTATTAAAAAATGGAGAGGACGATACTTCTATATCATCTTTGAGAAAAAACATACAGATGTAGTAAGCTGTTTATTAAAAAATTATTAAAGAAATGTCTTTTCATTATAGTGGGGTGATGGGTATGATAGGGGTCAAAAGTCAAAAGTCCTCTTCGTGGAGGCTCCTTGTTAGAAAAGATTGGATTATGACCCCCATCATACCCATCACCCCACCATACCCATTTAAAGAAATATTTGGTTTAAAGAAATGTCTCGTTATTATATTAGAGAAGAAAATGCCAATTGCTAATAAAAACTATGAGAAATGGTATAATAAGAATCGTGAAGTGCTTATAGCAAAAATGAAGGAAAAATATGATGCTGAAATGAAGAAAGAATACTACGACAGAAACCGAGAGCAAATTCTAAAAGGACAAGCTGATCGTTATAAAAATAAAAAAGCAGAACGCAATAAAACACTATTACATGCTTTGCTGTTAATAGAAAATAACCCCAATAAATCAATTATTAATGATTATTTAACAACTAAACAATATCAAAATTTATCTTTAATATATATTAAATATTTACAGAATCTGTGTAAAAATGATGAAATTAAAAATGTTCTTGTATAATATAAATGAATAGAACTACGGATTTTATGTTAAATCTTGTTAAACAACTAATTGAACAAAAAAAGATTACTGAGTCATCGGCATCGCTGTATATTAGAAATCTTTATAGTCTCAATGAAAAGAAACCTTATACATCTCTAACATTTTTAAAGAATGTTGAAAATATTGATAAGATACTATCTGAATATTCAAATAATACTAAAAAGACTATGTTAGCATCTATAGTATCAGTATTATCTCTTTTTAATGATAAACCAACATATAAAAAGGTTTATAAGCATTATTATGATGAAATGATGAAGAAAGGAACAGAAATGAAGCAAGAAGAGAATGGAGAAAAAAATGAAAAACAGAAAGAGAATTGGGTAGAATGGAAAGATGTTGAAGATATTAAAAATAAACTTTATAATGATTGTTTAGCATTTGAAAAAACAAAACAAATATCTATAGAACAATATAATAAACTTTTATCATTAATGATATTATCTCTCTATACTGATATGCCTCCTCGTCGCAATCAAGATTATACTTCAATGGTTGTCATAACAGCAAAGAAAGGAATGAAAGTTGAAGATTTACCAAAAGAACATAATTATTTAATTATTGATAAGAAGATTCCAAAGGAGTTTGTATTTAATAAATATAAAACATCAAAGAAATATGGTACACAAATACTTCCTATTACTTCTCCTCTTAATGGTATTATTTCAATGTATCTCAAATGGTCTCCAATAGAGTCAAAGAAAGATACAGCAATGCCATTTCTATTATATTCAAATGGTGAACCACTTTCTGCTGTAAATTCTATAACAAGAATTCTTAATAAACTCTTTGGAAAGAAAGTTGGATCTTCTATGCTCCGACACTCTTATCTTACTTCTAAATATGGAGAAGTAAAGAAAGAACAAGAAGACGATGCTAAAGCAATGGGTCATTCAGTTTCTGAACAGCAAAATGAATATGTAAAAAAATAAATATATAAATATATATGAAGATTAGAATGAAAAATATAATGGGTTCTTGGTCTCCTATTGCCCATTATAATTATAATCATAATACTTTCATATTAAAAGTTCCATTTATACATCCATTTAATAATATTCGTTTTACTAAATTAGAATATAATGAACATACTAATCAAATAGAAATTAAAGGATTTATTCCCAATAGAGATTATAATAAATTAGTATATAATAATATTCCTAATGATATTGTTGTTTTAAAATAAAAAGATATTTATTTAAATAGGATGGCTGGATTTCATACAGAAACATTTACTAAATATGATGATTATATGACACCTAATTATGCTTGGGATAATATTAAAGATTATATTCCAAAAGATAAAATTATATGGGAAGCATTTTATGGAAATGGTAAATCTGGAAATTATTTAAAAACATTAGGATTTAATGTCATACATGAAGACATTGATTTTTTTAACAATGATAAAGGTGATATTATTGTAAGCAATCCACCATTTACAATTAAAAAAGAAATATTAATAAGGTTAAAAGAATTAAATAAGCCTTTTATTCTTATTATGCCTTGTTCTACATTAACAACACAATATATTAGAACTTTATTTAAAAATGATATACAAATAATAATACCAAGAAAAAGAATACAATTTATAAAATTAGTTGATAATAAAGAGATAGAATCAAATAAATGTAATTTTGATTGCTTTTATTTTTGTTATAAATGTAATTTAGAAAGAGATATTATATTTATATAATGAATATAATGACGAGATATTTCATTATAGTGGGGTGATGGGTATGATAGGGGTCAAAAGTCAAAAGTCCTCTTCGTGGAGCCTCCTTGTTAGAAAAGATTCAGTTATGACCCCCATCATACCCATGACCCCACCCCATACCACTTAAATATATAGTAGTTTAAAGAAATGTCTCGTTATTATATTAGGAATAAAAAATGAAAGCTTCTATATATAGATTAAACTATAAAGATGAATTCTATATTGGCAGTACAATCCAATTATTAAAATATAGATTAAATTCACATAAAAATAGACCAATGGGTAATTTAAAAAAAATAACAGATTGGTCTATTGTAGATATTATATTATTAGAAGAATTTGAATGTAATAATAATACTGAAATATATAAAAAAGAAACTCAATATATTAAAGAAAATATATCTAATCCATTATGTATGAATATTATACTACCATATGTCAGTAAAGATGATAAAAAAATACAAAGGGCAGATAAAATATATTGTAAATGTGGAAAAAATATATCTAAAGGTAGTTTTAAACGACATTTAAAAAATATATCACTCCACCCCATCACCCCACTATAATTACAAGAACTTTCATTATATATCTTTGTATTTGTAATATTAAGATATATATTTAAAAAATAAATAAATCTATTAGCAATGGATAGACTACAATTACACGCAGTTATAATTCATAAACCATTTGCTCTACATTTAGCTAAAGAAATGGTACAACATATTACTCATACGACTAAAAACCATTTTATGAGAGAAACAGCACATTCTTATAGATTTCGCATTATACCAATAACGAAATTTAGAAGTGTTATAAGTAAACCAATCAATGAAAAAATAACATTAGTTTTTGGACATCTTAAGTAATGATAGAGTTCGTCGTCTGTAGTTTTGCTGTTTCTTGCCTTTTGATTTATTTATGGAAAATGTATAACTTTTACGACCAATTTGGTGCTTCCATTGAGCAATTAAATATATTCTCTTATCATACAGCGGAGAATGAGATATAGGAATACTTTTCATTTTTGGTGGTCTATTTTCCATCTATTATATATATAGAATGCCGTATCATATTGTTCAATTCCCAGATGGTTATAGAGTTGTTAGTGATATTAATGGACAAATTCATTCTTATAAACCATTATCATTAGCAACAGCAAAAAAACAATTAACTGCTTTGAATATAGCATATTCTAAAGAAATTAAAGGAAAAGGAAAAGATTGGTATTTATCAAAAGTCCAATCTATTGCTAAAAAGTTAAAATATTCTAAACCATATTATTCTGATGATAAAACACATAAATTTATGATTACAGCACCAGATGGCTCAATTCGTTATTTTGGTAGAATTGGATATGGAGATTATCATTTATGGTCAGAAGAAGAAAGAAAAGGAAATGTTCCTATCGGTTATGCTGATATGAAACGAAATGTATTTCATAAGTCTCATGAGAAAATAAAAGGAAATTGGAGAAATGACCCATATAGTCCCAATAATTTATCTCTTAATCTACTTTGGAGGTAATACTTATGGGGGTAATTGTATTTATAACTTTATTACATAAACCACATTCAAACATATTGGTATGATACTTACATAATTGTATTATATCATTATTTATTTTATAACATTGGGTTATTGTTGGAATAATATTTATAAGATTACCCTCATAAAAATTGGATAAAAGAATTGTCGGAATAGTTTTGATTTCCATCTATTTATCCTATATAATAATTTACTGTAAGTGGATTAGTAGCAATAGTTGTAGAAGCACCAAAAGAAAAAGTTGCTGTATTAGCAATGCTACCAGCACCAGTCCAACAAGCTAATGGATAAGAAACACCAGATGCGGTTGGACTTGAACCATAACAACATATAATTGGGGTAGATGGTAAAAATGCTGGATCACTATATTTATAAGTAAATGAAGTTCCAACTGGAATAACAAAACTACCACGAACAACAGCTACTTCGCTTTGAATACCAAGAGCATCTTGAACGGTATAATCAGTCACTGATCCACTTGCTTTATTAGATACAGCATTCGTAGACATCTTATATATATTAAAGATATTTTTTATATAATCATTTTTTAACATTAAGTCATTTTTGACCAACTAAATTGTCTATCTCTTACATTACTCCCAAAATTTGCCGTAAAACCAGTAGATGTTGCTGATATAGAAATACTATCAGTCCAAGAAATATTACCAATAATTGAAGAAGAGATCCAAGAAGCAACATAAACTGATGATGTAGTAGAATTTGGAACAGCAACAGAGACACTTGTAGTAGATGCCCCAGCAGTTGCGACACCAGCACTAAGATTAATTGCCGTAATACCAACACCAGTTTGAACTGCTGGATCTGATAGACCTATAAATGACATCTTATATATTCAATACTATGATTTTTTATTTATAAATTTATTACAAGACTAAGTATTTTATTGCGATATTAGAATTTGCGTTCGCATTCGCATAAATTGTAAAACCAGTTCCGGCAGTCTGAACAACCCAAAATAGTGTTGCTGAAGAATCTTGAGCTGTTGGTGTAATTATAACAACATTGCTTGATGTTAGTGTTCCTCTTGATACAATAACTGAAGAACTACCACTATTAATAGTTGCTGTTCCAGTGAAAATACTATTAGCAGATTGTGCTATTCCTATAGCCGTACAATATGCCGAATCTTTAACATAATTCAAAGACATCTTATATATTCAATACTATGATTTTTTATTTATATATTTTACATTAAACGATGAGCGTGTTTTCGGTGATGGCGACCAAGGCCTACTGCCGAAAGAACATCTCGTGCTCCTTCTGGAAGATGAGGCTTTGCGTGTTTTGCTACTTCCTTCGCAAGTGGAAGATATTCCTTCACCTTTGAAAGAACATTGCCCAATCGGTGAAGAACTGACTTACCACCAACAGCACGAGTTAGTGCTGAACGAGTATGGGACATAGGAGCATCAAGAATATCTTGAGCCGAAAGAACACCCTTCACAATTCGTGATGAACCCTTAATGGATTCAAAGAAACCACTATTGGCTGTAATGACATATACAGTAGGGCTGACAGATGTGCTACCGCTATTATTCATACACTTAAGACTAATCTGGAATGTGAAATTGCCAACAAGAGAAGGTGCTTGTCCGCTCTGGAGAGTAATATCTTGTGATGGCTTGAGCACTAAAAATCCACCAGTGAGACCAACCTTACCTTGTGCGAATTCAGAAGATGTAAGTGCTTGAGAAGCAACATTTCCCTCACCTATCCACTGATTAAAATCCATATCAAGACCATTCTTAAAAGCCATCGCATATAGCTGTTGCTGTGTCTGAGATGATAGAAGACCGCTAAAGTTATCAAAGTTAATGCTTGTAACATCTGTAATAGGGAAATACCAATCAGCATCAGTAGCAACATATGCTGATGGCTTTACATACACAATGAGAAGATCTGGAATCTGTGGAAGTGTAATTGTCTGACTCTGAACACTGAATTCAGTACCAACAGATACAGTCTGTGCTCCAGCACTATAGATATAGCGAGGAAACTCCATATAGGGAACAATAGACTTAGGTGGTAGTGGAAGATCAAGAGAAGGTGTTAGGAACTGAACATTCACTTGTGATGATGTAAAAGGTGTACCACCACTTACAGAGCCATTATAGGCAACACTTGAAATTGTGCGACCATAAGTTGTAGTAGAACGAATTACACGACCAGAAGTAGCAGTCTGTGAAGGAGCAGACATATTGAGAACTAACTGGATATTCTGGATACCAAAGAGACCAGTATCAAACTCATGACAATCGCTGAATACAAAAGGAGATAGCACAAGTTTCTCCGTAGATGTAAACTTTAGGAAAATAGGATAACCACCAGAAGGATATGACGCAGACTGGACTGGAACACCATTTGTATAACTTACAGTTACACTACCAGAAGTATATGATCCAGATCCAGAAAGAACAGCACCAGTACTATCTGTAAAAGAAACATTATACCACGCACCATTGGGAACACTTCCAGAATCACAAGCATTAGTATAATCACCAAGAGGATTGTTAATAGCACCAGAAGCACTATTATATGACTTATAAGTATCAAGGTAAGTGGGGCAAGTTCGCTGAGCACGATTCTTCTTATAATCTGTTAGACGGAGAACTTCATAAAGAACATCGCCAGTATTCATTGTCACCGTAGTGTCATTAATAGTAGCAGTAAGTGTCTGTGTTAGAGACTGAAGAGGAAAAGCAGAAAGAGCACAATCACGACCAAAGACCACAACTGGAGCATTCTGTGACTGCTGACCACCAGAGATGGCTACATTCATAGAAAGAGCACATGTCGCAGTCCATTCTACCGCTCGGTCAACAAAAACATTCTCTGAAGGAACATTGATATTGAAAGACTGCTGGGAAGAGTTATTACCAACAGCCGAAAAGGGAGCATTCGTAAGAGAAAGAGCACCTTTCTCTACAGCATAACGAGCCTTAGACTGAACAATGCGATCATCAAAAACGGCTAACTTCTCAATATCGGCTGACATCTTATATATTCTTTATAAACTTTTTATTTTTCAATAATTTATTCACCTTTATTTTTATATTGACTCTTTTTGCGAAACATCATTTTAATTGATACTGAACTTTCATTGAACATTGTTAAAGGATAAAACTGATTGTTAAGCCGTGCTTTCCAAAATACTTGAATATCTATACTATTTAATGGCTGTTTGGATGATGTAAATGATGCCATACGATACTCAGCCGAAGGTAAGTAAGCAATAAAATCTCTATAGTCATTTGCTGTATTGATTGGAAGTGCTATGTCGGTGACTATAGGTTGGAAATTATTGACTGAATTATTCGCTCCAGTATCATTACCATCACCATAGTTAATGGGTGCTCCAACTTGCTCTGAATAGATTGGTATGAGGGTAGATGTAAAGACAATAGATTCAATAGGACACCATAAAGTAGATGTTGTATTATATTCTTGAGTATAGAGATACATACTTGTTGCTCCAGTTATAGCAGTTTGTCCGATATAAGGAGAGAATGTCAATTGATATGCTTGACCATTTGATTCTGTTCCTAAAAATTGTGAATTAAAACTTGAAAATAGACCCCACATATTTGTATTAAAATAAAGTTTCATCAAATTAGATGATGCTGTTGATGATAAATAGTTAGTATAAATTGCCATTGAAAATAAACCAGTAGAAGGAGAATATTGAAGCTGTGGTGGTTTAAAATTAGTATCTGCGATTAGTGTTGCTGTTG